ACCAGCCCGTGTTTTGGTTGTTACGCTATGAAAAATAATTATGTTAGATACCCTGCAATAAAAGAAGCGCAATACAGGAGGCTAGAAGCAATCAACCATCCTGACTGGGTCACCGCAATGGTTGCTGTTATCAAACGGCAAAAATGGTTTAGATGGCATGACGCGGGAGATGTACAATCAAAAGAGCATATGGCAAAAATTATAGAGATATGCAAGCTCACACCTGACACCAAACACTGGTTACCAACTCAAGAGCGGCAATACCTGCCAGCGCCTGAAGAGGTTCCAGCAAATTTAATTATTAGGTTATCCGCTGCACGTGTAGACGGGACCGCAGGCAATGCCTGGTCGCATTCGTCAACAGTGGTGACCGATGGGAGCCCCAGCTGTCCAGCGCCTAATCAAGGCGGCCAGTGTTTAGATTGTAGAGCATGCTGGAATAAAGACATTAAAAACATTAGTTATGGTAAACACTAGAAAAGCTTCACGTGTGAAGAAGGCCATTAGCCCAAAGCCATCGACGGACGGCCGCGGGCGTGCGCCAGGTTATATTACATTTTTTAAAAATGGATCCGGCTGGTGTGTGCGTTACGATAAGAACGCCAAGCAGCAAGCCACAAGCACCAAGCATCACGCTCCAATCTTTAGAAAGCTTCAAGCAACAAGCGTCAAGCAGCAAGCGTCAAGCTCCAAGCTGTTCGAGATGATTGATGCAAGCATCAAGGCCTGAGCGACAAGCGTCAAGCTTCAAGCCACAAGCAACAAGCTCCTGTATTCTCTTTCCTCTGTACAAGTAAACCTCTTCTCTCTCAAAAAGTTTTGAGCCTCGAGACAAGAGGCGAGAAACTAAGATGAAAGTATTGTCAGGATGCTTAATATGGAAGGCAATTTGATGGGGTGAGAACTTAATCTTGTTAGCTCTTGTTATCTTCAGTTCCAATGTAAAAAAGTGCCTATTAGTATTATAGCCCAATAGATCGGGAGTACCAAAAGCACTAAGGTTTTCAAGTCTAGTCCAACTAATTTGCTTAGTATTTTTCTTAATTTCATGCCAAAATTTTGTTTCAGGTTTCATTAATATTCACCCTAACAGGTGCCTATGTAAGTATGAATTTTTTCAGTTTTGGTATCTGATCTTTGAGGTCAGGTTTGATCACAACTCTAACAGAAGGTTGGCCTATTATAGTCGATTCCTGTACTTCAATTTTACCAATCGGGAAAATATTTCCGCTGCCATTATCCATGTAGATCGTAGCATTGCTTACGGCGTTGCCTTTAGTACCATCTGTAAATTTGTCAAGATATTCTTGAAGGTGTCTTACGTACATTATTTTTTTGGTTCCTTTCCTTTTCCTGGACCTTTTTTGACTATGTATTTTAATGTTCCATTTGCTCCTGATTCAACAGCCTTAACCAGGTGTTTAAACAAGAAGTTTTCTTTTAGTTTTCGTTTGGCTTGCTCTGCGTATTCAGTCAATTTCTTTGTATCTCTCATGCCTTGCCTTTTATAAAATGTTAGGGTAAAAGTCAAACATGGGATTACCTAAAAGATTGACAGAGAAGCAGAAAAAATTTGCTGAGCTTATTGTGTACAACGACGGAAGCAGAGATGCTTGGGAGTGTGCAAAAGAAGCTGGCTACGGCCCAACGTCCGACCTTGCAGCAAGAGTCGCCTCTTCAAGATTAACTAATCCTCAATTGTACCCTCTTGTAGTTCAGTACATTGGTGATCTGCGTGAGGAAGCTAGAAAGAAGTATGAGGTTACTATGGACAGACACCTTGAGCAGCTTGCAAAAATACGTGACCAAGCGTTGAAGAAGGGAGCATATTCTGCAGCGGGTAATATGGAAGTAGCCAGAGGAAAGGTTGCCGGATATTACATTGATAGAAAAATGATTAAGACAGGTAAGATAGATGATCTTGATAGAGATCAGTTAATGTCTAAACTAGAAAAAATGGTAGAGGATCATTCGAAAATAATTGAAGGTCAATCTACAGAAGAACAACCGCTAATAGAGCTATCATCAGAGCCGGAAGATGAAATAGAAACCATAGAAGAAACAGACCAAGAGTTACTTGAAGAACCCATTCCAGAAGAGCCAGAACCTTCATTACAATAATATTTTTTCCATTTTAACAATACAACCTTTAGGAAATACATTTCGGTCAGAGAATAAACCATCGGCCTCATCATAACTGGCGAACGTTCTTATACATTTAGAATCTCTTTCATATAGGTAAGCATTAGTAACCATTACTGAAGGCATCATACCACTAAACTCATAAGCTGTCGCATGCCCGCTATCACCTAAAATATCAACCCATGTTATTTTGTAGAAGTAATATTTCTTCTTTTTAAGCACTACATGTCTGTATTTTGATTTTTTATTCATAGCTGATCCCTTTCCACTTTATAAGATATAAATATATATAAATATAAAAATTCTGAAAATATTTCTGAAACGCTGTGGAAAATGTGGAAATCATAAAAACAACCCTTAAGTAGTTGAAATCATTGAATAAAAGTTCCACAAAATCTTCCACATTTCGTCGAAAAAAAATGTGGAAAATGTGGAAAATGGCCAAAATCTGCGTCAGAATGTAACAAAAGTTTAGAATCATTCTAAAGTAAAAACGATTTTCCACAAAATTTTCGTCGTTTCCACAAAAGTTCCACAAATTAATTTTACTCATTTTTCCCCGTTTCTCGACTCTCGCTCCTAGCTGCTCGAACCTTGTAATAAGCATCAACTCGGGCTAGCCACTCGTGACTAAGTGCTCGAAACTCGGAGCCATTGATTATGAATCGTTGAAAAAAATTATCAGGAGTACACATCAATATAACTCCTTGCTCGATCTCAGAATCGTGAACGTAGTTGTGGGCCATCGCATAAGCTACCATCTGCAACTTATAATCAGTTATCCACTCGATACGTTTAGGCTTGTTCGATTGCTTGAAGTCAATTATACTATCACGCCCCATATAAACTCCAACTAGATCAGTTGCACCGGCATACAGTCCAGGATAGCTTACTACCACCTCAGAGCCCCATATCTCCTCCAAATCAGGCAAACCCTTATCGATGATCGTTTTAGCCATCGAATGAGCTTGTACGCCCGCCTCAGTCATGTCTAGCACCTCTTTTTCAAGTATATAACCCTCTAAAATGCTATGCATAATAGTTCCTCGATTAGCAGCTAGATTCTTAATTTTATCCGCTTCAACTTCTCCAACTTTAGCTTTCCATCTAGCCAACGAATCTAACTTATCTTGAGGCTGAGTAGCTGATAGTATGGTTGTAACACTTGGTAACTTTTCTTGAGATACGTCATAGACTCTCTCATCATTTAAAAGTGACCTTGTTGATGTAGGGTAGATAAATTTTTTATTCCATTTCATATTATTTTATCCTCTTGTCCGTAACCATGTTCCATACTAAAATTTTCTGGCCAACCTAATTCACTAGTAAAATAGTTCCCAGAATGTTCGTACCAACCAGTTACCTCTAAATGGTTTCTAATTTTTTCTAAACTATGTTTAAAAAATCTTCTGTTTCTATGATCTAAATATTTTTTAGTTAGATCATCATCAGCATTAGCAACTAACCACCCCATAAGTGAATAGACATAGTCCTCTTCATCCGTAAAAGTTTCTTTCTTCTTTAATTTGTCTAATTTATTTTTCATATAAATGTTTCCTTTCTATTAGTTTTTCTATTTTTTGTTTATTTTCAAAAGCATACAAAGACGCCTGGTGATTATATGGAAATACTTCCCAACAGAGGTCTTTATGTCCTTCTAAAGCATAGTAGATCTCTAATAAAAATTTATGTTTGCTTATCTTTATTTCTTTTTTAACGTAACATCTTTTAGGCATTATTTTAAATCCTCGTTCTCCAAGATATTAATTCTGACCCATTCCTCACCATATTTTTTAAGGAATCTCTTAGCCATAGAACGTCTTGCTTTGTCTGACATAATTTTTAAATCAGATATTGGGACCGACTCACCACCTTTTTGAAGCATGTCAAAGTCAGGTACAAATCTTCTCTTGTAGTCTGCAATCTGTGCTTCTAAAGAATCAACATACTCAGTCAGTTCTATAACTTCTTCCTCATGAGCTTTGACTTGTTTTAACAACTTAATATTTTTT